AAATTAAATCTAAACGAATAATTTAATCTAATAATTTAATCTAATAATTTAATCTAATAATTTAATCTAATAATTTAATCTAATAATTTAATCTAATAATTTAATCTAATAATTTAATCTAATAATTTAATATTACTATTATATAATACCTATTATATGACTTCTAAAATATATAATAAATCTGTAATTCTAACATCAAATTGTACAAATAATAATGTATTAGGAGAAAATTTAAATAATATTGTTAATAAAAAATATAATAAATTAGATGTTTTAAAAATATCCGTTATTGTAACTGCTAAATACAATAAGAAAAATGTACCAGAAAAAGAATTAATAAGAAATGCTATAAAAAATTTTAAATTACAAGAGAAAAAATTTAATTTTAATATGCCTTATGAAGTAACATATATAGATTGTAGTAAAAAAAAAAATTTAAAAAAATTTGAGAAAAATATAAAAACTACAAATTTAATTTGGGTAATAGGTGGAGATACGTTTTATTTATGGTATCATCTTAAAAAAACGAATATGCATAAATTGATTAGTAAAAGAGTAAAAAATAATAAAGTTATATATATTGGTTGTTGTGCTGGTGCCATAATTGCTGGTGAAACATTAAATCCAACATATATTGCTCGTTTTTTCAAAAAATCAAAAAAATATAATTTAAAAAATACATATAAAAATGATTATTGGCATAATAATAAAAATAAAAAAACATTAAAATTTTTTAAAAATAAAGATTTTTTACCTCATTGTAGAACAAAAAAAAGTAAAACATTAAATATTTATAATAGTAATGTTAAAATGACTTGTTTACCTGAATATAAATTATATACAAAATAAATAAAATTAAATAAATAATGAATAAATAATTATTTATTTAATTTTTTAATTGGAAATATTTACTGCAACCTCTTTATTTGATACTAATGATATATTTTCTCTTGATATTTTAATATTTTCTGATTCATCATCTTCTTCTTCTGGTTCTTTAAATACTTTAATTACAAATTTATCTTCGGCAACATCAGGTATAGATTGATTTGGGTCATTAAATTTCTTTTTAAATAATACTATGGAATCTCCACCAATTGGTGGTGATTCTTGTTGTAGTCTTTCATATTCTTTTAAAGCCCATACTGTTAATACATCAGCTGGATCACGATCAAATCTAGACATACCTAATTGTAAAGTCATATATCTGTAAAATGAACCAAATTGTTTTGATACACTAGCATGGTCTGCTGCTTTTTCTTCGGCGTTATAAAATTTTTTAAATGATTGAATTAATGTTGATACTAAACCAACTCCACCAACACCGAATAAAATACCATTTTTTACTTCGGGTTCTTGAATACTAGTGGCTATTAAAGACATGGTTGAAGCAACACCTGTTACAATAATACCTGAAATAGCTAATTTATTAGCAAAACCTTTCCATTTACCACCTGCATGAGCATGCATAAATCTTAGACCAGCTGCTTTTTCACCCCATTGTTTCATTAATACTTCCATATTATCACTCCATGAATCGGCATTAACTTTTTTACGTAAATCACCTAAACGAGCACTTGCTAATGCTTCTTGTTCTCCTGCTCCTAAATTTTCACTAGACATTTTATAATATTATAAAATATTTTTTCCAAATATTTTTATTTTTGCTAAATAAAAATAAAAATAATTGGAAAAATATTAATTAGTAAATATGATATATTATTAATAAATATATATATGAAAATTACTATTAACAATCCAAATTTATTAAAACAATTATTATGGCTCTATAAAGAAGAATATAATTTTAATATAATATATTCAGACAGCAATTTAAATTATTATATAGAATATATAAACAAGGTATATAAAGTATTATATAATTTAAAGGAAAAATCAAACTATGATTTTAATAATACAAAAATTTCATTTCCACAATCATAATTATGCTTTAAAATATATAATCCTGCTTTATTTATTAATTTTTTTAATTCATCTATTTTAAATATATAATAATAACGTTCATAACTTTCACCACAACTATTCCATAATACTATGTTATTTCCATATGATTTAAAATTACGTCTTGTTTTTTTTGGTTGATTAATTGACCAAACTGATAATAAAATTTTTCCACCTGATTTTATTAATCTCTTTATTTCTAATAATGCCCTTAATCTGTTTTCTTCACTTACTAAATGATGCAGTACAGCAATACAAATAATAGCATCGGCACTGTTACTTGGTAATTGTGTATTAGTAATTTCAGATTTAATAACATTTAAGTTTTTACTTTTACAAATATTAATAAAATTTTGACAATTATCAATTCCTATAAAGTTTAAATTTTTGAATTTCATATTTCTTCCATTACCACAACCTAAATCATAAATTAGTGAATTTTCATTTTTTAAACTAATTTCTTCTAAAAATTCAATAATCCAAGACCAACTATATACTCGTGTATTTGAAAAATGAGCCGCTATTTTTTCATATACATCTTTTACATTCGTTTGTTCCATATTACTAATATTGTTAATATTGTTACTATTGTTAATATTGTTACTATTATTATTAAGTGTTTCAATTAATGATTCGCTCATTATATATTACTTGAAATATCATTTTAATTTTAAATCAATTTTAAATAAAAAAAATTGATTTAAATACAATTCATTAAATGTTGATGATATAAATGGAAAATCTTTCTACATCATCTATGCTCGATATCAAAGCAATTGAAGAATCGATTACTTGCCCTATTACTCAGATGCCTATGATAAATCCAGTAACTGGTAGTGATGGTCAAACATATGAAAGGGAGGCTATTGAAACATGGTTACGTCAGCATAGAACATCTCCGCACGATCGTTCCACAATGAATATTGAAAGTTTAAAATTGAATATAGCTTTAAAGTTTTTATGTGATAAATATCACCAAGAAACTCAAAGCCCCAAGGAAAAAGTAGCAACAAAGACCGGAACATATAACATTTTATTAGAGCATAATTTAACAAAAAATGAAAAAAATAATTTAATGGTAACATTCAATGTTAATCCTGAAAGCTTTCCAAAAGAACTTGAAAATAATCATTTACCACAAGATATTGTTTTAGTTGTTGACCATTCAGGTTCAATGAATATGGCAGTTGAAGCAAAAGATGCACAAAATAATAATATTGAAAGTGGCATGTCTATTCAAGATATTGTTAATCACGCTGCTAAAACTGTGGCAAAATCATTAAATAAAGAATCACGTTTAGCTGTAATTTGCTTTGATAGTACAATTACTATTGTATTTGATTTAATGTTAATGACTGAAATTAATAAAGCAAACGCACTTGATAAAATCGATACTATTAAACCGAGACATCAAACAAATATTTGGGGAGGTATTGACCAAGCACTTAAGATACTTGATTCACGAATTGATAAAACACGAAATAGTGCTATTTTAATGTTTACTGATGGCCAGCCAAATATTTCACCAGCACGAGGTGAAGTTGAAACATTAAAAAAACTGCGAAGCAATATAAATTTTACAACACCAATTTATACATTTGGTTTTGGGTATAGCTTACAAAAAGATTTGCTATATGATATGGCAAAATATGCTAATGGTGCTAATGGCCATATTCCTGATGGAGGTATGATTGCCACCGTGTTCTGTAATTTTACAGGAACAATTTTAAGTACAGTTGTAATGAATTTACAATTACATATTATTTCAAAAACAAAAAAAGTTAATTCAGAATTAATTATCGGTGATTTCGCAAGTAATTTTGATGAAAAGACAAATTGTTATACATATGATTTAGGAACAGTTCAAAATGAACAAGAGAAAAATATTATTTTAAATACACAAGGAAATGAAGATTTTACATATTATTATACTTATAAAATTTGTGGACAATCATTTAAAAGTGATGAAATCACTGTAGATAGAGCAAAAATCACACAAACTGTTTACGATGAAAATGTTAATATTCATAAATACAGATTTGAAGTTGTAAATAGTATTCGTAAAATGATTAATTATAATAGAATTGGACAAACCAATATGGCTAAAGAAGAATTATATAATATTATTAGAAAATTAAAAGAAAATCCTCGAAATACTGACCACAAATTAATTCGTGGTCTTCTTATTAATCTCGAAGGCCAAGTAAATATTGCTATTTCAAACCCCACATATTTTAGTCGCTGGGGAGAATTTTATTTAGACCAACTTTCGCGCTCTATTAATCAACAAATCAAACCTAATTTTAAAGACGAGGGATGTCCATTTGGTGGACAAACATTTGAAGATATTGTAGATAGAACAAGTGATATCTTTGATACTTTACCACCACCTACACCATCACTTATTAATCGTTCACACCATACTGCAACATCAAATAATTATGTTAATAGAAATGTAAATATGTCTGATTTTAATAATCAATATGGTGGATGTTTTCATTCATCGTGTAGTATTACAATGGCTAATGGTGAAATTACAAATATTAAAAGCATTAAAAAGGGAGATATTGTAAAAACAATGACTATTGATAATAAAATTTCACAATCCAAGGTAGTTTGTGTTGTAGAAACACATATTAAAAATAATATTCGTAAAATGTGTTTAATTGATGGATTAACTATTACACCATGGCATCCTATTTATTATAATAGTAATTGGTGTTTTCCATACGATTTAACTCAAACAGTTAATGTTAAAACAACATCAATGTTAACATTTGTATTAGAAAAAGATCATATTGTATTTATTAACGATGTACCGTGTATTACATTAGGTCATAATTATAGAAATAATAATGTGTTAAAACATCCATATTTTGGAACCAATAATGTGATTAAGGATTTAAAGGCTAGTAATTATTGGTCATTTGGTCATATTAATTTATATGACGATGAAATTAAATTTACAAAAACAAATAATTATGTAACTAAAATGCATATTCCAATTATCAAAGAACCACCTACATTAGTAGATGTAGTTTAAATGTTAAACATTATGTTAAAAATAAAAAATATAAATATTAAAAATTATTATATTTTTTATTTTTTTATGAAAATTTAAGCTGAAAATTTTAGATCAAGTAATTGAGCAGATATATCAATCAACGATGTATCACCTTCAACACCCGTTACTATTAAATTATCGATTAAATTATTATATTTACGTTGTAATTCGTTTATTTGAGCAGTTTTATTAGATAAATCATTTTTTAAAGAAACAACAGAACTATCATTACTTAAATTATTAGCAAAATTAGAATTGTAAATATTTGAAGTAGTTAACAAATTAATTTTTTTGGGCATTTTTATATAATATATAATAATATTATATATTAGAATTAAATCCAAATTGTCTTTCTAAATTAGGCGGACTATTTATAAAATTAGTTTCAGACATATTTATACTACGATTAATAATTTCATTATCAAAATTTAATTCTGTATTTGGAATAACTTGTTGAAAATCTAAATCAAAATTTTTAATACTATTTTGCATAATTATATTTTCTAATAAATGAATTTTTTCTTCTAAATTTTCTATCTTTTTTTCTAATAATTCTAATTTATTATCACTCATTTATTTTAAATAATATTATAATTTATAATATATAAATTATATTATATCATTTTTAAAAATATTATTTAAAATATATAAATTATAATTATTTAAAAAGATTTATTTTATTAATACATTGATGGTAGCAATTGGTATTGATTTAGGAACAACTTATTCATGTGTTGGTGTATGGAAAAATGGACAATGTGAAATTATAGCAAACGATCAAGGTCAACGAACAACACCATCATATGTTGCTTTTACTGATAATGAACGATTAATTGGTGCTTCAGCAAAAAATCAATCATCACAAAATCCAGAAAATACTATTTATGATGCTAAACGTCTTATTGGTAGAGTGTTTAGTGATTCATCAACTCAAAGTGATATTAAACAATTTCCCTTTAAAGTAAAAGATAAAGATAATAAACCAATTATTGAAGCTCAATATAAAGGCGAAACTAAAGATTTTCAACCGGAAGAGATTTCATCTATGGTTTTAACAAAAATGAAAGAAATTGCGGAAGATTTTCTTGGAGAACCGGTCGATAGTGCTGTTATTACTGTTCCAGCATATTTTAATGACGCTCAACGTCAATCAACAAAAGATGCCGGTTCTATTGCTGGATTAAAAGTATTACGTATTATTAATGAACCTACTGCTGCTGCGATTGCTTATGGATTAGATAATACAAAAGATGATAAAGAAAGAAATATTTTAATTTATGATTTAGGTGGTGGGACTTTTGATGTTACGTTATTAAGTATTGAAGAGGGTGTATTTGAGGTGAAAGCAACAGCAGGTGATACAAGATTAGGGGGTGAAGATTTTGATAGTCGTTTAGTTAATCATTTTACACAAGATTTTAAAAGAAAACATAAAAAAGATTTATCAGACAATAAAAGATCATTAAGACGTCTTAGAACATCTTGTGAAAATTTAAAAAAAACTTTATCAGCATCTACACAAGCAACAATAGAAATTGATAGTTTATATGATGGTATTGATTATTCAGCTTCTATTACTCGTGCAAGATTTGAAGAATTATGTGGAGACTTATTTAGAAAAACATTTGAACCAGTTGAACAAGTAATGAAAGATTCTGGTATTAGTAAATCGAATATTCATGAAATTGTATTAGTTGGTGGTTCGACACGTATTCCAAAAGTTCAATCACAATTAACCGATTATTTTAATAGAAAACAATTAAATCGTTCAATTAATCCCGATGAAGCTGTAGCATATGGTGCTGCAGTTCAAGCAGCATTATTATCCGGTGTAAAAGATAGTAAAATTGATGATTTACTTCTATTAGATGTTGCTCCATTATCATTAGGAGTTGAAACAAGTGGTGGTGTAATGACACGAATTATTGAAAGAAATAGTACAATTCCAACTTCTAAATCTCAAACATTTAGTACATATGCTGATAATCAACCGGCAGTTACAGTCCAAGTATTTGAAGGAGAAAGACAATTTACTAAAGATAATAATAAATTAGGTGAATTTACTTTACAAGGTATTCCTCCTATGCCTCGTGGTGTACCACAAATTGAAATTACATATGATTTAGACGCAAATGGAATTTTAAATGTATCGGCATCAGAAAAATCAACTGGAAAATCGGATAAAATAACAGTAACAAATGATAAAGGAAGATTAAGTAAAGAAGATATTGATAAGATGTTAGCAGATGCCGAAAAATTCAAAGAAGAAGATGAAAGAGAAAAAGAAAAAATAGAAGCAAGAAATAATTTTGAAAATAATGTATTTCAGATGAAATCAACATTAAATGATGAAAAAATGTCATCATTAATTGATGATGAATTAAAAACTAAATTAAATAAAATAGCAGAGGACGCTACATCTTGGTTAGATAATAATCAAAGTGCTTCAAAAGAAGAATATGATTCAAGATTAAAAGAATTTCAAGAAGAAATGAAACCTTTACAAGAAAAAATGATGGCTAATATGCAACAAGGTGAAATGCCTGGAGGAATGCCTGGAGGAATGCCCGGAGGAATGCCCGGAGGAATGCCCGGAGGAATGCCCGGAGGAATGCCTGGAGGAATGCCAAGTTCAGAAGAACAACCAAAATCAAATGTAAATATAGAAGATGTTGATTAAAAATAAAAAATATAATTATATATTTATAAAATTATATTTTTTATGTTAGAGTTTTATTTGAATTAATAAAAAATGTTCCAAAATTTTGCAATTCATATAATGATGATAACCATAAATTATTGTTAAAATTATAATTTTGAGAAAATAATATTATACTAAAAAAAATAGCAATATGACTAATACAAATAGTAATATTTTCTCCATATAAAACAGGTAAGGTATAGATATTATCTTCTTTATCTTTTTTTATATCTTTTATATCCAATAAATTACTTGAACCAAATAATGATAAAATATTTGGTAAATAAATTAATGGATAATTAATTATATCATAACTATTATCATGATATACAATTGGTAATATTATTGTACCAATTGTCCAAAAAATACCGATATATATTGCTTTAAATTGTCCAAATTCTTTTTTTAAATTTCGATAAAAAATTGTAGATGACAATAACAAAATAAATATATATCTTTCAGATTCTTGTGATAATAAATATAATATATATAAATAGCTTGATAATATAGTAATAATATTATAATTTATATTTTTTAATAAATAATTATAATAGTCTCTCTTTTCTATTGAAATTATTTCATTATTATTATTATTATTATTATTATTATTATTATTATTATTATTATTATTATTTAAAACTATAGTATTATTGTAATCAATCGCATCTAATAATCTATCAGTACCATATGTAGTAATCCCAATAGCAAATTGTAATAATATTAATTCAATATTAATTATATTATAATCATAATATATATTTGTAAATATATATTGAATTATATTTAAGGGAATTCCAATATTACTTCCTATAATTGGATTATAAATTGTGTTAAATTCATTATCATTATCATTATTATTATTATTAATGAAATTTGTATTTAATATAATATTTTTATTATAAATATTGTTATGTAATTTTAATATAGGTTTATAATAATTTATAATAAAAGTCATAATATATTAATATTTTATATTTTTTTATAATATATTAACATAAAATATTAATATAATATATAAAATGGATTATAATTTAGATTATGATACAAAAAAAGAAAAACATAATCAAAATGAAAACTCTAACTTAAAATTAGAAACATTTAAAGATTTAGTTATGTATTATCAAACATCACTTAGAAATGTAGGATTAACAACCGCAATTTCATTTGCCGCATTAGGTTATTCTAGATTTTATAGAGGAAAAAATAAAATGTATACAGTTGGATTAGCATTTATATCTGTTTTATTATTAACTTGTTCTACACTTCTTAATTCTATATTATATAATAGTTTACAACCATATTTAAAAAATCCCAAATATAAAGATATTGAACAATGGATTATTATTAATAAAATATTCTTTGTTATTCATTTTTCATTATTATTCTTTGGTTTATTTACTGTATATCGTTTATTTACAGAAAAAACATTTTAAAAATAAAAATAAAAAAATAATTTAATAATATTTATAAATATTATTTATAAATATTATTTAATCTGTATCATATAAATTATACCATAATCCACCCACAAAATTTATTTTATTTTCAAAATAAAATAATGAATCTACATTTAAAAAATCAACATTTAAAAACTTAAAATCAACATTATAATCAAGACATTCAATAATATTATTATTGATTAAAGATGAATCATAATATAATTTATCATAAATTCCATTATTATAAAATATTTTATCTGTATATTTTACCAAATTAGAACTAATTTTATTATATATGTTTGTATTTAAATATTGATTATAATCAAAATTTAATGCAAAATTTTCACAATTAGCATATCCTTTTATTAATTCATTATCATTAATTAAATTTATTTTTCCCGCCGATTTAAATAAATTATCCGGATCAAGTGATAATATACTCGATACATAATCCGTTATCAATGTTCCTTTATTATCTTTTTTATCTTTCACATATACATTGATTTCACATCTTGTAGAAGGTTCATCTGATATAAATTCAAAAATAGGTGACGTGCAATTATAAATATTAATACTTAAAAAATAATCTTTATCACTATCAGAAATAATACTTGATGGTTGTAATATTAAATTATTATTATTATTATTATTATTATTTTTTAAATAATCATTTATTACATTAAACTGTTCATTATTTAAACGATAATTTATATATGTTGATTTTTCATTAACAGTAAATGGTGCATGTAATATATTCTTATTTATAGGATTATATGTTAAACTAGGCATACCAGTTAAAAGTGCGTTATAAAAAATTGTTAAAAATTTTTGATTATTTAAACCAAAAAACATATTTTATAATTCATAATATAATTAAAATATGTTTAACTTATTTTAATTATATTATGAATTATCGATTATTTATTATAAAAAATATTACAATAATTTATGTATTTCTTCTTCTAAATCACTTAATTCTGGTTTACATAATGCTTCATAATCTATAAATATTTTTTTATCTTCATTATAATAATTATATGTATTTGGTTGACATGGAACAACATTCATAGGATATGGCCAATGACTTGTTGTTCTTAATTTATTATAAAAATTTTTTCTTTGTTTTCTCTCTTTTTCATTATTTTTTTCATTATATTTTGGTAAATAACATAAATATTGAACTAATCTCTCTTCTACACAATTTTCATCTCCACAAGTATTTTGATGAAATGTTCGTGAATCCCATATAACTAAATCACCTGCTTTTACTGTTAAAATATGTTTTAAATCTGATATTTTATCAACATATTCTTTACTTAAAATATTCCAATCCCTCGGTTCATCTATATTCATTATATCAAAATAATTTTGATGCATTAAATGTGAATATTTATATACTACAAATGTTCTTTCACTATTATTTGTTAAACTCAAAAATGATTGATAACAAGATAAATCTTTCTTTCTAGATGATTGGTCTGTATGTATCCAAAAATGGTCATTACCTTTATATTTATATGGATAATAACAACAACCATCAAAAGATGTAACTAATTCATCAGTATTCCAAAGTTCTTTAAAAATATTTAATATTTTTGGATTAGTTCTAGCCATCCAAGCAAAACGTTGGTGACCCACTTGATGATGTTTAAATATACCATTATAATCTATTTTTAAATGTAATTCATCTAATTCTGGAACATTTTTTCTCCATTTATTAAAATCATCCCAATATTCATCTACTTCTTCTTTACTATATACATTAGGTATAATAGTATATCCATATAATTTTAAATTTAATTTATGTTCTACAATTTTACTATTTAAATTAGACATAATAAATATAATACTATTAGTATTAAATACTTATTTAAATTATTATTATAATTTATAATAATAATTTATATAAAATATTTCAAAATTAATATAAAAATATATAGATATAATCTTATATTAAAATGTTTAAGAAATTACTAATAATTTATTTATTACATATAGTGCAATCATATAATATTTTATCTGTTAATTCTTATAAAAAAGTATATAATAATAATATTGTAAAAGTTTTTGAACCTAAAAATATTATTAAAAAAGATATGAACGCTCTTATATTTTTTACTGGTGCTAATTCATTAATACCCGCTGATATTTATAGTAATTTTATTAATACTTTAAATCAATATAATTTCTCGGTTAGTGTTGTTCCAAATGATATTATATGTTGTCAAGAATTTTTAAATTCTATTAAAAATGATTATAAACAAATTATTCCTATGTCACATTCAACTGGATATACCAATCTAATTAAAACTGTTTATAATATTTCTAATATTGATAAATCTGTTTTATTAGATCCTGTTGATAATAGTAAATTACTTGATAAACAAATTATTAATATATTCAATGATTTAACTCCCAATTTAAATTATTTGAAGTTTTTGTTAATTTTAAATGCTGAAAAATCATATAAAGGTTCTATATTTCCAAATTTCGAATTACCATTTATACCTCTCTTAGCATTAAATACAAAAAAATTAAAAAATAATAATCCAAATTTAAATATTGAAACATTTATTGCCACTGATTATGGACATAGTGATGTATTAGATACATTATGGAGTGATTTAATGCATTCAACAATCAGTAAAGGAACAGAAATTAGAGAACAAGAAAATTTAGATATTTATTTAAAATGGTTAGCAACAAAGATATATAAATTTATAAATGAAAATATTAATTATTACGAAACGGATAGTAATATAGAATTTGTAGAATTAAATTCTGTTAAAAATATTAAAGATAATAATAATGATAATAATGATAATAATAATGATAATAATAATGAATTAACAATAGAAATTATTAATAATAAAGAACTTATTGAATATAATAATAAAGATACAATTAATTATGATAATATTGAATATTTAAATTAATTACTATTATTAACAACTATTGCTATTCCAAATAATGTTATTATAATTCCAAAAAATGACTGCAAATTTATCTTTTGTTTAAATAAAAAATAACTCGCGAATAATGTAATTATTACATTTAAATTTATTATTAAATGAGAATAACCTATATTTGGACTAATCTTCATAGCATATTGCAAGCAAAAATTATTAATAATTAATAATAATCCAAATAATATAACAAAAAATATCAATTGTTTATCACAAGATTTAATTATTTTATTTTTATCACTTTTGAATAAAAATAAATATACAATCGAAAAAAAACCCATAATTATGAATGTAAATATAATAAAAATATCATTATCATATTTACTGTTATCAATAATTTTAAAAGATATTGTACTTAATGCTGAAATAATCATAGATAAAATCGCAAAACATATCCATAATTTTATCATATCATAATAATATATATTAAGATAAATATATATTATTAATAATATTATCAATAAAATTCAAATATCATGATAATTAACAATTAATAATATACCTATAAAAGACATAAATATACCCGAAAATGTATATATATTTATTTTTTCTTTAAAATATAATATACTTATTAATAAAGTTAATACTACATTAAAATTAATTATACTTACAATTGATGATGTATTATTTGTTAAACTTAGTGTATAAATTACAAGTATTGAAGATATTAATGTAAAAAAAGACACCAGTATAAAATTAAATATATGATTATTATTAATTTTATTCAAATTAATTCGCTTATAATTTAATAATAAATATATAAAAGCTAATAAACCTATTACACATTCTAATATTGCCGCTATAATATCTTTATCTAAATCTATATGTGATAATATTTTTCTTAAAGATATTCTTATAGATGCTAATATACATATTATTATAGATAAATAAATCCATAAATTATTCGATTTCATTATATATTATTTTTATTTTATAATATTTTTTATAATATTTTTTATAATATTATAAAAAATATTTTTTATTTTATTCAGGATAATCAGGTATTCCTAATCCTATACAATTGTTGTTAAGTTAATCCCGAAACACGTTGAAATTATTCAAAATTATATATATATATATATAAAGTATATTATATATTCTAATTGTATGTTTTTTTATTTTATTATTAAATATTTCTTTATTTATATTACCTTCTTTTGCTAATTCTTCTTTTTTTTGAAATAAAGCAAATAATAACCATCTAATACCATGAAATAAATATATAAATAAATATATAATTAACATATACATCGAATATATAAACATATAAAACATTTGAATGTTTTTAGTATCTGAATTTAAATCTTCATTCTCACCTGATTCCTTTATAATATTATCACTACCATTCTTTTGAAATGATATATAAAAAAACCAACTAATTAATGACAACAAAACAATATAATAAGGTAATTTTTCAATAAATTGTAACACATCTTCGGGTAAAATTATATTAATGGATATTGAAAATATTAGTAATGATGTTACAATAATAATACTTGTTATTATTATATTCATTTTATTTATATATATAAAATAAAATATAATCTATTATATCACTTGGTAATTTATTAAAATACATATCATTACTATTAAATAAATTATTATAAATATTTTCTAACTCTTTATATTCAGTTATATCTGAATAATTTAAAATAAATTTTAATTCTATATATTCATTTATATAATTATTAACTGTAAATGCTGGACTCCATAAATTATTACATGTTAAACTCGTACAACAAAAACATCTATCATTTGTTTCACTTAAAAATTTACTTTTTATACCATATTTACATAAAAGAAAAAAATATAATATATTATAATCTATATTATTATTTTTTAACATTTTTAAAATATTATTTAAATATTGAGAATAATTTAAATTTGATAATTCATCTTTAAAATAAAAATTTCTTATTGAATATGGTTTAAATGGATATTCTTTTGGAGCATTTAATTCATATATAATTTTATTTTTATAAGCAACTTCTAATAAAATAGTTTCATTATTATCATCATTTATATAAACATCCATATCAACATTATTATAAAAATTTATTACATTTTTATTTAAATTTATAAAAGATTTTTTTGCTTTAAAATTTTCTAATTCTTTATTTACTCTTTTAAATGAAGGTGTTTTATGAATTAAATTCATAAAAAAAATATAATATAATTTATATATATTATATTTTTTATTTTTATATTTTATACTTTATATTTTAAAAATCAATTAAATTTGTAGTTTCTACATTTTTTGTTAATACTTTTTCTTGAAGTTCCATATTTAATTTTTGCAGAATATCAAAACGAATTCTTATATTTTTAATTTCATTTTCATATTTTTCTTTCATGGAATCTAATTCTTGCTTATAATTATAATTTAATTTTTTTAATTCACGATTTTCTTTACATTTTAAATCAAATACATCTAAAATATTTTCATTAGAACCACAATCAACTTTAAATATTTCATTTGCTGGATCTAAACAAAGTTTTTTATGTTTTCTAGTATTAAAATGTTGTGCAATTAACGATGAATACTTTCTTGGTAAATATGTTACATTACAACATACACAACCATTCGGATATTTGATTTGTAAATCTCGAATATTTAAATCTATTTTTTTATTATTTTTGTCATCAATTTTTGGACAATAATTAGGTAAAACCTCAATAATAGACATACTCGTCATTTATAATTAATTATTATTTATAAAAATAAAAAAAAATTAATAATTCACTTTTATTTTTATTTTTATTTTTATTTATATTTATATTTATATTTATATTTATATTTATAATTTATTAAATTCAAATTTAATATTATCATTTTTTAAACTACATTTACAATTATTTGAAATTGATATATTAACATTATGCGTACAAATATCTTTATTAATATTATTCATATAATTCTGAATTCCTTTTCGTGATGGACAATTATATCCCGATTGATTAAATACATTCATTAATACAACATTCCAAAAACATAATGGATAATTTTTATATTTTGTAATATTAAATTCTACATAACATTTATTTATATCAAATGTAAATTTTACTTTATTCATAAATGGTTTAATTATATCTTCTTTAATCAATTCATTCCACTCATACGATTGAACACTTAAACCAATTAAATTATCTTTCACATTTTTTGTAAAAGCATCTTCAATCAATGGATAAATACGTCTACGATATTTGCCTCTTACTGACCAATCAGGTGTTGTATCTTTAAAATAAGGTACTTGATATTTTTCAGCAAATTCTAAAATAGATTGCTTATAAAACTCAATTAATGGTCTTCCAATATTAATATTATTCATTGTTGTAAACTCTTTAATCACTGCTAAATCTAAAATATAACGTCCACGACATACATTTGCAAAAATATTTTCTACAATATCGTCTTTATGATGTGCTAATAAAATTAAATCTAATTTTTCTTTATTTAAAACTTCTTTATAAAAATCTAAACGCATGTTTTTTGTAATATATTCATAATCAGACCTTTTTGTATTTGCTCGCTTAATATTTTCAATTGTCTTAACATATAATTTAATATCATTATATTTACACCATTCTTCTAAAAATTGCTGTTCTAATAATGTTTCATCTCTATTGTTATAATTAATATGAACACCGATTAATTCACAACCTAAAATCTTCATGATAGTTGCTAATACCATAGAATCTACTCCACCTGAAAGTGAAATACAAAATTTATTATTTTTATTATTTTTATTATTTTTTTCACAAAAATTTATAATACAATTATCTATGAAATGTTCTTTATTAAATGTTTGATTTACAATTTTATCTGTATTTGTTGGGACAAATTCTAAAATATCATTAAATTTAAAATAATTTAAATTATATAGACCATATTTATATACCAAATCTAGAAAATATGTAGTCATTTTATTATGTAAAATGTATTAATATATTTTAATTTTATAACTTTATTTTAAATCAATTTTATAATATTATTTTTATAATCTTAATTATAAAAATTTATGTAAATCCCATATAGGTGATGATTTATTTAATGACCATAAACTAAATTCATTTACATAATGTCTACAATCATATAATCCAATTATATATTTTTTATGTAATGTTTGTTCAAAATCTTTTATATCTTGTAATGAATAATTTGTTGTTCCCCAAAAAATCTCTTTGCTTGTTAAAAACATCTCATTTTTTTTATCATTTATATCATTATTTTCTTTATTTAAATTATTCAAACCTTTTAAATGTAAAAAATTATTATCTAAATTTGGGAACATTAGTGTTACATTTTTACGACTTTCATCAGTTGTTATATATTCATAATTATCATTAAATGCTCTAAAATCATATCTTATTCTTTCATTATTATTTATATCCTCAAATGTTATACCACTATGTATTAAATATTTATTTACTTGTTCTATATTTATATATACATTTACAAAATTTTTATTAATTAAAAATGAATACATAAATAAATAAAATAAATTCATAATATATTTAAATAATATTAAATATATTATATTAATATATCTATTATGACTAATTTTCAACAATATTATGATTTATTAGAAATAGATAATAATGCTTCTAATGAAGATATCAAAAAAGCATATAGGAAAATGGCAATTAAACACCATCCTGATAAAAATCCTGATAATAAAGAAGAAGCTGAACAAAAATTTAAAAAAGTTTCTGAAGCATACGAAGTTTTAACTAACAAAGAAAAATATACTACTAATAATCCATTTCAATTTCAACATAATCACGCAAATTTTAATCCACATGATTTATTTTCACAACTCTTTAGTGATATTAATATTGGTGCTTTTCCCAATAATATGCATAATATCAGAATAAATGGAAATAATTTCGCTTCTTCTATGTCTGTTAATATTCCTATGAGAACAAATTATGTTACACGTTCATCTTCTACTACAGTACAAGGTAATAAAAAAATAGAAAAAATTCAAGAAACAAATAATGGAACTATAAAAGAACAAATTATAATAACTGATTTAACAAATGGAAATCAACAAATTATAAATAATGTTAAGAATATAAATTAATATTACTATTTTTTTTTATTAAAAATAATAATATTATTTTATTATATGTATAAATTTTTTATTCAATTTATATCGTTATTTTCTATTATTGTACACTCAACCACCTTTATTACATCATATCCTATTATTCATAATATTAATAATAATAATAATAATAATAATCAATTACAAACCAATAAATTACAAACCAATAAATTACAAACCAATAAATTACAAACCAATAAATTACAAACCAATATTATAATGTTAGATACATATTGTCCTGATTATCTTACTAAATACTCTGACCTTTTTAACGAAAAACAAAGTGAATTTATTGTTAAAAAAATTGCTGGAATATTTCCAAAAATGGATGTAATATCACATTATGTATTACATACAAATGATGTTTTAATTAATACTATATTAAATGATAATCATTTAAAAATAGAAATAAAAAAAATATTAGTATTATCCTTAATTAATTTAACACAATCAGGCGACGCAACAGGGGGTCATATTTTACAATTGTATCAAGATATTGTTAATTGCTTATTATAAAATTATAGACGATATACAAAAAAAATTGATTACAAATAATAGAAATGGATATATAAATACAACTATTATTAATTATGGTTATGCAAAATATTTTGAACACATTTGTTCCTTTGCGTGCTGAAATTGATAACAATAATAATGGAAAAGCCAAAATCGGTTGTGTCGCGTTCTCACCAAAGTTAAATCATCAGTGCGTTTTATGCGTTTGGCCATAATCAATATAATCTTATGAATAAAGCATCCAGTGAAAATAAAGATTGTGTTCATGCCGAAGTTGATTGTGTTGAGAGATTAAAAAAATCCGAAAAAATGTCTCCTATAAATCTTATCGTTTTTAGGACAAATAATAATGGGTCTAAATTAATGATGGCAAAACCTTGTGAAAATTGTTTAAAAACAATCGATTTTACCTTAAAACGAAAAAATTATAAATTGAAAAAATTATGTTATACTGATGAAAATGGAACAATATGTTATATTCAATAAATAATATAAATACTATATAAATACTTTTTTCTATTAATTATTAATTTTAAAATATTTTTATTATGTATTTAATTCCATTAATCCGCTCATCTCGTGCTATTACTGCTTGCTACATTATACCTGAAGAACCCATTAAAGCTGTCGCAATTAGCGAATTTATTAGTGTTATTATACCTTTATTGAATCCTAAATTATTTTCACGTATATATGGTTTAATGTTAGCAACTATGTATAATCCATCATTTGCTTCTTTTTATTTAGAATCATATAATAAAATAAATAATATACATAATCAGGCTGAAATATGTTGTTTATTATTATTTCTTTTATATAATAGTTTAATTTATATATAAACTATATTTGGTTTTAATTCCCATTCACTATATAACATTGCTTTACTTGTAGGGCGTTCAAGTGCTAATAATTCGTTTAAAGCTTTTAATCTTTTTTCTTTTGGTAATAAATTTGGAAATTTTTTTTGAATTATTCGAGAGATTTGTTTCCATCTCCATTCAAATTTTAATGCCTCATTATAACACGGAAAATTCTCAACATAACATACATATGACCAACATTCGCCCGATTTAACTTTATTTGATGTAGCTACAGCTCCACCTTTTAATTCCATATTATGTTGTCTGATTCTTCTATCTAAATTTACAGTTGCTCCAATATAAGTTGAACCATTTGTTGATTCTATAAAATATACATATGACATATTATAGTATTAATAATATATTAATAATTAATATAAATATTTATCTCTATTAATTATTAATTTAATATTATGTATATAATACCATTAATAAGAACTCAAAGAGCTATTGCTGCTTGTACTATTTACCCTGAACATCCATTACAGGCTATTGCTATAAGTGAAACATTAAGTGTAACATTACCATTCATAAAAAATTCAACATTTAATACAGATATATTAGTATTTATGTTTTATTTTTTTTATAGTAATGATCATGCTTTACATTTAATAGAACAATATAAACAAAAAGATTTTTTATTTTATAAATATGAAAATATCAGTTTATTCATATATTTATTAACTTATTTTTCATATTATTTTTTCTATTAAATAAAATTGATTTTTATATTTATTTATTTACATTAATACAAGTTATAAATAGAACTTATAAATATGACTATTATTTTAATGAAAGATGGTGATATTAATGTTCATGATATTATTGAAGAACCCACTAATATTTGGGAATTAAGTAAAATGGTTATTTATAATAATATAACCAATCAAAATAATAATGTTTCATTATATATTCATACGGATTATGATAATAATAATCTGTATTTAAAGACATTTGAGCCTTTATTTAATTACGAATTTGAAGGATTATTTGGTTTAAATCGTGGACAATTTATTAAAAATAAAATTGTATGTGTATCATTAAATGATTTACAAGTTATTTAATGATATAATAGTTATATATCATTTAATATAAATTATATTTTTGTTTATTATTATCTTATATAATATATCTTTTTCATCAAATTTACATTTTTTTTTATCTTTATATAAAAAAAAACAACAATTTATTTGTAATTCTTCATTATTACCATTTACTATTAAATCAACGTTATTAAAATTTGTTTTACATATACTACATACTATTGTATTTTTTTTCATCAAATAATCTCTCTGACATTTCTTATGTAAAAAAATATTTTTACATCTACAATCTGATAATGGTGCGTCATCTTCAAGACAAATATAACATTCTCCGCATTTATCTAAATTTTTATCTATATTAAAAGTTATTTCCTTAACATTTATTTCTTTTATATTCATTATTTTTTTATACATATTATATTTAAAAATATATTTTTATATTAATAATCTTTTATTCCTAATATCATATTATAATCTAATCTCTTTATAAATATATTTTATCTTTTGTTATTTCTAACTCATTCTCTATTTCGTATCTACGATTTTTTAACCATTCTTCACAAATCTCTTTGTCTTTGCTATTTTTTTGATAACTTTTTCCATAAACTATTAATTTTGATTTATAATATTTTATATCATTTTTAATATATGAACTAACACATCCAATATTACAAATTTTATTTATAGATTGACTATTTTCAATATTAGTAACCCATTCTAAGTTTTCAATTCTGTTATCATTTCTTTTTTGATTTATATGATTAATAAGCGGTAAGTTTTTTGGATTTGGAATAAATGCATTTCCTATTAATCTATGTATATAATGTTTTTTACACTTATTATTTCTTGATAAAGTTACAACATAATAACCATCTTTAATATGTGTTTTTAATAAAATTTTTGTGTTATCATTTTTTACTTCACCTAAATTTGATATTGAATAATTATCATAACCTTCAATCTTTCGACATTCTTCCTCCATTCTATAATTTAAATAAATTAATTTTAAATATATTAAATTTAATATTGACTTAAAAAAATATTAAGAATTATATTAATGATTGATACAATCATTCAGACACCGTGGCAGAGTTGGTAATGCGATGGATTGCTAATCCATTTCCTAAAAGGAGCGCGAGTTCGAGTCTCGTCGGTGTCGTTTTTTTATGCCGGTATGGCGGAGCGGTCTAACGCGCTAGACTTGAAATCTAGTTCCCAACGGGATCACAGGTTCGAATCCTGTTGCCGGCGTTTTTATGCCTAATTAGCTCAGTGGTAGAGCGTCGCACTTGTAATGCGAAGGTCGGTGGTTCGAAACCGCCATTAGGCTTCTGGCTGAATAGCTTAAAGGCAAAGCACTCATATAGTTAATGAGGGATATTGGTTCGATTCCTTTTTCAGCCTATTTTTATATAATTATTAAAAAATTATATAAAAAATATAAATTTATATATTATAAAATGGATAATACATATATAATAATGAATGAACATTTATATGAAACAATGATAGATAATATAGCAATTAATCATTTACTCATATTATTTACTATGACTTGCACCTTAACTATGTTATGCTGTAGCAAAAGAGATAAAAAAATACAACAACCACAAATTGTAGAAGCTTATACAGTTGAAAATAGAGTATAATAAAGATATTTACCAAAAATAGAGTATGATTTAAATATAAAAATAATAATATAATTTTATAAAGTATGAATTTATATAAAATTATATTTATTTTTGCTTCTTGTTTCCAAAATTCTCAAAGCTTACAATTTAATTTAAATAATGAAATATCTAGACGTAATGTATTTACATCTAATACAGCTATAATATCATCCAAAATGTTTAATAATCTATCCCCCACATTTAATAATGCTAAAAATAATTCTGAAAATGATCCATATGCTCATTGGTCTTTCTTTGGACTAGCTCCACCACCTATTGAAAAAGATATTAAATATAATGAACTTTTAGATTTAATCAAAAATTATGAAATTTATACTATACAAATTGCCCCTCAACATAATTGTGTTATTGCTACTACAAAAGAAAATCATAGATTATCTTGCTATATTAAAGATAAAGATTTTGATAAATTATTATATGATTCATTAACTTCTGATAATTTATTACCTTTTTATGTTTTACCTATTGACCCTATTAGAAGTAAACTTCGTAATATAGCACAATCTATATTTGGAACATTTTCTTTATTTTATTTAGCAAGTGAATTTGATTATATAGATTTTGATATGACTCCATATGGAAGTATTGAAGAAAGAATTAATGCTACAATAGAAAATAAACCAAGAAAAAAATATTTAAAAGAATTTTTAAATAATATCTTTAATAATACAAAAAAAATATAATTATAATATAAAATGAGTGAAATGCCGGGCCAATATCTTAATGCCTCCGACCGCGACGGCAGTGGCTACCAAGCGCGCCTGAATCAAGGTAGTCCTACCGGGTCAAACAGCCGTCCCCTCTGCTGCCGTCTCCTCTGCTTATGCTGCTGCTGATGCCGGATATACTGATGCTGGAGATGATGATGCTGATGATGCCCGCAACGCTATTGCAAGTGAAGTTCGTCATTTTTTGAGTGACGACAATAGTTCAGCGTCTACTGTACTGGCAATAAAGAAGAATGGAAGCGGAGTAGGAACTTTGACGAAAGTTGAAGTTATCAAGCAGGTAAGTGGCTCCGGCGGCATTACAGCGCCCGCATCGAACAAATCGGAGGGACAGAAGCCAACGACCGACTCGTCGTCACAGAAGAATAAGGGGTCGATTTTACCGAAATTGTCGAAATTTAGACCGAAATTGAGCCCGAAATTCCGGAAAATGATCCCGAAATCTAAAATATCGAATGAACAACATCTTCAAAAAATTGATGAGGAAATGAGGACGCGTGATGAGGACAAGGACAAGGCGGAGAAGGAGGCCAAGGAGAAGGCGGAGAGAGAGGCGAGGGCGAAGGCGGATGCGGCTAGTGGTGGTAAAAAATCAAGAAAATCAAGAAAAACAAGAAAATCAAGAAAAATAAGAAAATCAAGAAAACCAAAAAAATCAAGAAAATTAAGAAAATCAAGAAAAACAAGAAAATCAAGAAAACCAAAAAAATCAAGAAAATCAAGAAAATCAAGAAAACCAAAAAAATCAAGAAAAGTAAGAAAATTAAGAAAAGGAAAAAAATCATATAAAAAACATTAATTTAGTTATTTACACATTAAAAACCTTTTTTTAATATATGAATTAATAAGTATAATTATTTATTAATTCATTAATCATGTATTTGAATTTTATAATTAGGAAAATCATAGTTAGTTTGCAAATATTCTAAATAATTATAAGATTTATAATAAATATTTTTGATAACTTCAAACATTAGTATAATATATTATAATATATTTACATTATTTTATAATATATTTTATATAAATTATGCTGTATGTTGAACTATCCATACAACAATTGCTATTAACATACTTCCAAAATTATCTAACATTTGTAGTCCATCAATAGCATAATATGCGATCCATGGTTGGTCGTGAATATAACCCCATTTTACAGTTTCAGCCACAATATCGCTTACACGTGTAGCAACGTTATAATCTACTTCTGCTAGTTTGTTCATAGCAAAAATAGTTAATGGACGAGGAACATTAACAATAAATGTCATTTAAATATATTAATTACAATTTTTTATATAGGTTTCTTTACATAAATTTTTAATAATTTTGTCATTAATATTTTCATTAGTTTTGCCTATTTCTGAAATAACTTGTGTAAAATATTCTTGTTTACTTTCGTTATTAGAAATATCGGGATTTTTATTTTTCCATTCATTTAAAGCATTAAAATTTTTATCTGATGCTTTTTCAATAACATTTTTTAATTTATCTTTATTTTCTTCTTTTTTCCAATTATCATCATCTTTAATATATAATGTTTCACGTTTAATATCAGTACAATGCATAGGTCTTTCATATAAACTTAGTTTATTCATATTTTCAACAATAGCATTACTGATTCCATCAACAACCCCATTTTTTCTTGTAAATTCTAATTGTTGAAGACTTACTTCTATTGATTTTATAAAATCACTCATATTAATAGCATCTTTACATTTTTCATTTAAAAATAGATGAATATTAAATTTCTGATTATAAGTATTATTATTATTATTATTATTACTTCCTATGTTTGGTATTAATTCACTTATTTGTTTTTGCTGTTGACATATAATATCTTTTAATTCTTTAATTATCATATTTTCATTAATAACTGAACCATTATTACAAGATATATCATTACTATTTTGTATAATAAATTTACATGTTTTTTTATGACGAGATAATCCAGACTTATATGTATATGATTTATTACAATGTTCACATACAAATACATTAACCTCATTTTTTACATTTTTTACTACTTTTATGTTATCATTGTTATCATTTTCATTGTTTTTGTGTTTAAGGGTTGATAAATGTTTATTATAATTATATTTATTAAATGCTATAAAGTCACATACTTTGCATTCATATATATTTGCATTTTTTTGCATTTTTAAGTTATCAATAGTTACCATTATAATGATAACTTAAAAAATTCTTAAATTGTTTTTTTTATTAAATTTAATATATTTTTATTACCATAATTTAATTTATTCCAATATATAATTAATTTTTATATACATTTTACATAAAGCATTTTTTTGCAACTTTTAGTTATCATTAGTTATCATTTTATAAATATGTATTCAAAAAATAAAATTATTTAAAATATTTTATTATGTATAATGATTATAAATTTAAATAGTTTATAAATTTTGCTACTTTTTGCATTTTTTTGTTATCATTTGTTATCATTTTTTCAAAGGTTGAAAATACGATTTTT